ATTTCTTACTAAGTTCCCTACAGAGTACTATACAACCGGAGAGATAATCGGTACAGGTGATGCGATTGAAACAGCATTTGATTTAGATTTCTTTCCTATAGATGTTGATACAGATAATATAACAATTTATTTTGACGGCGTTGCGCAAGCATCTGGTTGGACTCCAAGTAACAATTACACTACTGAAACATCAACTATTACATTTGATTCTGCACCTGATAGTGCTGTTGTAATAACAGCAGATTATGAATACTATTTTCAAGTACGTTTTGCTGATGATAAAATAACGAGACAACTTGTTGCTTATCAACTACTTCATGCTGGGTTAAAATTCTTAGAGATAAGATGGGGTACTTATGTAACTCCTTGTACTACAACGACCTCAACTTCAACATCGACAACTTCAACGACAACTTCAACGACAAGTACTTCTACTACTTCTACTTCAACGACATCTACAACCACGTCAACGTCTACGACATCGACTTCTACAACGAGTACAACTACATCGACATCTACGACAAGTACTTCTACAACTTCTACTACAAGTACTTCTACAACGAGTACAACAACATCAACATCGACTACATCTACTTCAACAACAAGTACGACATCAAGTTCTACAACTTCAACATCAACTACTTCAACTTCAACAACTAGCACATCAACTTCAACTACATCGACTTCAACTACATCGACATCGACAACAACAACAGTATGATATGGAAGATTTAACGAGTAAAATTAAATTAGAAGACACTAAAGAACAGAACGCACCATTAGAATTTTATGATGTATATTTAGGAGATCAATCAACTCCTGATTCTGATACAAGTTATTTCGTAGCAGCAGAAAGAACTATCCCGTTTTACAATTTAGCTGATGATTTAAAAAGTTATTTACCATTGCGAATGAATCGTACTGCGTCAAAAAAAACTACTGTATTAGAAATAGAAACTATCTCAACTGAATTTGATAATGTAGATCAAGCGTGGTCGTCATTTGTTTCTGATGTAGATTTACGTGGTAAACGAATTGTAATAAGACGAAGTTATAGAAATCTATTATCAAGTGGTAATAATGCTAAGGTAATCTTTGATGGAATTGTCAATAAAGTATTGGACATAACTGAAGAAAAAATTAGCATCGAATTGAAGATTAAGCAATTTCGTTCTTTATCTTATCAAACAGGTAGAATGTATCAGTTATATTGTGGGTATGTACTTGGCGGTACAAGATGTGGTGTTGATAAAGACACTACAAAAGTAACAGGCACAGCAGATTCAGGTACAACTGGATATATGGTCGACGCCGCAAGAACAGAAGCAGAAGATTATTGGAAAGATGGGTATATTACATTTTCATCTGGTGATAATTCAGGTGAAACAAGAATGATAAAAGAATGGGATTGGAATAATGATAAACTTACATTTGATTATGCATTACCTAACGCTGTAGAAGCAGGAGATAATTATACATTATATCAAGGTTGCGATAAATCTTTAACTAAATGTAAAAGTCGTTTCGCAAACCAAGCTAATTTCGGCGGATTTCCACATATACCTCAAGAAATGAACCCTATAATAGAATGATAACTACAGAAGAAAGAATTTCTAATGCTGAATTACTTAACAATTTAGTAGGTATACCTTGGGAAGAAAAAGGTATTAACTACGATGGGTGTGATTGCGTTGGTATCGCAAAATTATATTATGAAGCTAAAGATATTAAAGTAATAACTGATTTATCTTCTACTGAAATAATCAAAAAAACATTATTAGAAGAACTTATCAAGCCAGAAGATATCCAAGAAGGAGATACATTAATATTCAAAATAGATGGAGAATTACATTTAGGCATCTATTTAGGATACGGACAAATGCTTCAAGCAGAACGAAACGATAAATCTCATATTACGCGATTAAGTATTCCTTTATTAGAATGCTATCAATTTGCTATTAGACCAAAAGATGGTTCTATATATCTTCCGCCTGCTGGGCCTCCTGCTGTGTTCGCTGCTGTGGGTTATATAGTCGGTGGATTTTTAGGTCTCGGCGGTGCAACGCTAGGAACTTTTTCTATAGTGAGTGCTTTATATGGTGCTTTTATAGGATATTCAATCGGCCTTGCAATGAATCCCCAAAAATTTTCAAATGCAGCATCTTCTCCACGATATAGTTTCGGAGAACTTAAAGGCACTGCAACTAATCAACTACCTGTTCCTACAATATATGGTCAAGTCAGGGTTGCTGGTAATACATTTTATCAAAACCCTGTAGAAGGCGGCGACACAATAGAACAACTTATCGGTCTATGTGAAGGATTAATTGAATCAATTACAGATGTGCGTGTTAATGGAATAGCAATAGGTGAGTTATCAGGTTGTAGTTATACAGCATTTTTAGGCACATCAACACAAAACGTTGAAACAGACACAGGACTTGATTTAGATGGTGTTGAATATCGCCATATCGCTTGTTTGTACGTTAAATTAGTAGCTTCTGATAAACTGAAAGGGCAACCTAATGTTACTTGCATAGTTAAAGGTAAAAAAGTTAATACTTGGGATGGTTCGTCATGGGCAGGTTCAACATACTCAGCTAATCCTGCTGCGTGTTTGCGTGATTATCTGTTAACATCATTTGAAGCAGGTGGTTGTGGGCTATCTACTGGAAACTTAGATGCAACTTCGTTTGGACAAAGCTATGATAGATGCGCTGCGCAGATAGGAGATGGAGTCGGTGGTTCAGAAGCAAGATACACTATAGGTATAGTATTAGATCAAAAACAAGCAGCTATAGATAACTTATCTGCTATAATGCCATGTTTTGCTGCAATGCTGTTTAGAAGTGGAAGTACTTTAAAACTAAAGGTAAAATATATCGAAAATGCAGTGCAATCATTCAATGAAGACGATATAGGCGCATTTAGTTATTCTCAATTTGGCTACGACGATAAAGTAAACAGGTTTGGGATAGAATATTTCGACCCTGACCAAAACGACGCAAAAGTACTTGTATGGGGAGCGCAAGACCATTACGACCAAGATATTAATGGAATAATAGAACGCACATTAACATTAAATGGTGTTACAAGAAAGACGCAAGCATTACGCTTATCAAATCAATATTTCTATGAATTAAGAGTTACTAATCTGCAATGTAAGTTCACATCTGCAACCAAATGTATCGCTGTTGAGCCAGGTGATGTAATCAAAGTTACACATACATTACCTGACTGGGCTAACAAATTATTTACTATAACTGAAGTAGAAGAACTCGAAGATTACTCATACAGCATTACTGCTATAGAATACAATCCTACAATATATGATGATAGTTATGGCGCAACAATAGAAACATTCGACTACGGTTCACCACCTAATCCATATGGGCCTGTTACAGATGTAACTAGCGTTACTATTACAGAGAACGTATATACAGACAAAGATGGTAGAGCAATATCAGATGTAAATATTGTGTGGGTTCCTCCCACAGATAGCACAATTCAATTCTTAGACTATTATAGAATAGAATTTAGCAAAGACTCCGGAGACTATACTCCATCTATAACAGCTGACAAAGACAAAACAACAGCAGTTATACACAATGTTGAAGCAGAATCTACATACACTGTTAAAATAAAGTCAACTTCAATTAACGGTATAGATTCTAACGGAACTGAATCAAATGAATTAACAACAGAAGGAAAAACTGACCCACCTGATAAAGTCGATAATTTTAGTTATGTATTTACTAATGAATTAGCATTTTCTTGGGATAAGAATAGTGAATCTGATTTAAGTGGATATGAAATACGTGACGCCGATACTAATTGGGGTACACAAAATGCTAACTTGATTTATCGTGGATTAACTAATAAATATACAATCGTAAATCCTGGTTCAAGAACTCCTGGGACGTATTATATACGTGCATTTAATAGATCTAATATTTTCTCGTTAGGTTCACGAACTGCAACACCAGTTAATGCTGCTCCTATAATTGGTGGATTTTCTATAGATGTTTACTTTGGTTTTGCTAAAGCGTATTGGGACGATTCAAATGATAGCGATTTATTATACTATGAATTATATAAATCAAAAACAGGTGCTTTCGCAGGAGAAGAAACATTAGAGAAAAAAGTACCTGGAACATCAACAAGTATATATGGAGAACCTCCCCAACAAGGCACAGCTGACAGCGCTACAAATAATACATTAGTAGATGCGTGGTTTAAAAAATACGCTGATGATTATTTTAATGGATGGATAATATTTATATCAGATGGATTAGGCAAGAATCAAGGCAGGACAATATCTGATTTTACAAGTGCAACTGGCACATTTACTATATCAGCAAATTGGGCTGTAAATCCTGATGCAACTTCAAAATTTATAGTAACAGATAAAAAGTTTTACAGAGTACGGGGTAGAGACACATATGGGGCAGGTGATTATTCTCCTATTAAATCTTGCACTTTTACTGACCTAACAGAAGAAATGTTAAAAGATGGCGCAATAACAGGGAGAAAAGTGTATGCAGAAGATGTCATTACATTAACAGCGCAAATACGCGACGCTGTAATTACAAATGCAAAAATACATGATTTATCTGCTGATAAAATAAATGCTGGAACTATAATAGTGCCGGTTACTTCTAATCCAACACGACCTATTAAATCTGAAAGTATTCAATTATCTAACAATCAATTACGGATATACGACGAAAACGAAAATTTAAGAGTATTATTAGGAAATTTAACTACAAGTTGAAATGAATATACCATACGGACTTAAAGTAATTGATGGATCAAATCCAAGTAACTACACTACGATAACACCTCGTATTTCTACTATTATAAGTGCAGGACAAGTTACAATGCCTAATGCTCTAAATGGTGATGGAACATACGGCGTTGATATAGCACTTCCTGATTCAAGCATACCAAGAGGTGATATCGGTGCTATGGTGTTTCCGATAGAATATACATATAAAATAACAAATGTACTTTATTCTTCACAACACATTGGATATATGGACGATGCTGTATCTTATTACACTCACGAAAAAGCTAATGGGCAAATGACTTCGTGGACAGCAGGTGATCTAACTCCAGGCGACGCTGACGAATTCGATAACGTAGCTGGTATGTTCCCCGTAGCGTTTTGGGATATTATGGGGCAGAGTACATTATCTAATGTACGTTTGTTCGCAGGGATGTGTTACTTAGTGTACGATGTAAGCGAAACATCTTATATTAAAGTATATTCAATAGGCAGTAATGGTGTTAGTAAAGTAGAATATCAAATAACAATTAAAAATTACGACTATGAGTAATTATGGGTTAAAAGTATTTGATACAAGAGGTAATAGCAGTTTAGTAATCCCTAAACTAGCGCAAATTATTTCTAATGGGACAGTCACTATGCCTAATGCTTTAAATGGTGATGGTACTTATGGTGTAGATATTGATTTACCGGGTGATGAAAACATTAATAACGGCGATTTAGGAATGATAGTACAAGTGCGTGATTTTGATTGGAGAGTAATTATTAATCAATTTACTTATGCT